ATGGACAAGCTGTTTTGCATAAAGCGTGACGCAGAAATTGTGAGAAAGTTTAATGGTAATAACTATGCTCAACTTGCAAAACAATATGGATTATCCGAACGAGCAATCAGAACTATAATAGCTGATTATATAAATGAAATGTATGGTTCTGTACAGACATCTTTATGGTAGTAAATGGTAAAATTGAAGGAAAAAAGAGAAATATTTCATATATTTTACTTCAAAGATTTAAGGTATCATTAAGTTAAGACTTAATGATACCTTTTCGTTTGGTGGTGAAAAAATGAAATTTGGAGCAGACACCTGGTGGCTTGTTGGGCTTGCGGTGACAATAGCAATCGGCATAATAGGCTATTTTTTAAAAAGAACAATGTCAAAGCAAGACCAGCACGAGGCTGATATTAACCATATAAAGCTTACTTATGTTACAAAAGAAGAATTTAAAGAGCTTAAATCCGATACGGCAACAAGTATGGACAAATTGCAAAAAGATGTCGAAGAAATCAAAGTAAACACTTTAAGTAAAGCTGATTTTTATCGTTCTCAGGCAAAAACAGACGATAAAATGGATAAAATTTACGATATGCTCATTGAGCTGTCTAAGAAAGGGTGAAAACAATGGATGGGTGTATCTTATCGACACTGTAAAAAAACAATATGGGCTAAAAGTGCAGATACATAAACCAGATGAGCCTGAAAAGTGCGAAGCTCATAATTATGAACTTAATGGCAAACCAGGCAGCTTTAAAATTGGCAGAGAAATTACTCAAAAGCAGGAACTTAATCTTGAAACCTCAATGCATACCTGCCCTGTTTACCGCATATCAAATCTGCTTACAAGTGACAATATATATGGTCATGATGATTATGAGCCGATTGACAGTATTGTTGCTGAAATTATTGTCAGAGTGTCGCAAATAAGCAAGGTGCTTGATAAATTTGCAAGTCCGAGTATGACAGGCCCGCAATCTGCCCTTGAGCTTGACGAAGTAACAGGTACTTGGCGTTTAAAGGTTGGAGATTATTTCCCTTGTGATAGTGATACAGTAAAGCCAGAATATCTTGTCTGGGACGCAAGTATGGACGCAAACTTTAAACAGATTGAGCTTCTCACAAATCAGCTTTATACAATTTCGGAAATGGGTTCTGCTGTATTCGGAGATTTGACAAATAAAACAGGTGATGTGCCATCAGGCTCGGCTCTCAGGCGTTTGATGATGTCGCCGCTTGCCAAGGCTCGAAGAATCGCAAACCGCTTTGACCCGATACTCAAAAAGATTATATCAGCAAGTGCTGGAATCCTCGGAGTGGAAATTGCACCCGAAGAAATCACTATTACATGGCATGACGGCTTACCTGCCGACCCAGCAGAGGACGCTGAAATTATGTCAGTTCGTACAGGTGGAAAAGCTACATTATCGCAATATACAGCAATACAAAGGCTTGATGATATGTCCGCTGCTGATACAGATGCGGAGCTTGCTATGATACGCTCTGATGATATTGATTCAAGCCTTGGTTCGGAAGAACCATTACTTGAGCCGATTGAGGGCGTCTGATGAATACGCAGAAAAGACTGATTGAAACATATCAGAAGGCACAGAAAAAGCTTGTGGAAATAATCCAAAGAAAACAAGCTTATGGTTCGGCAACAGCTTATGAAAGGTCACTTTTAAGGCAGATTCAAAAGGAGCTTAAAAAGCTGAAAAAATCTTCAAAAGCACTTGTTGAACAGCTTATCAAAGAAAACTACAAAACAGGCTTGCAAAGCTTAATTGATGACTTACTAAAAGACAATACTGCACCGAGATTGTTTAATATGTTCAGCGGACTTAACGCAAGTCAGATAGAACTTATTACTCAAAACGCTAATATTGACTTAAATAAGTCGATTAACATTGTGGGTCGAAGAATGCAGGACGCAGTCAGAGAAGCTGGCATTGAAGCGACAGCAGAGAAGCTCACAACAGGTCAGACAGTCAGGGAAATGCAGAAGAATCTGGAAAAGAAGCTTGAACAGCAAAATCTGACAGCAGTAGAATATGCCAACGGCACAAAAATGCCGATTGAAAAATATGCTGAAACTGTTGCACGCTCAACTACTGCAGAAACTCAAAATAAAGCTAAAGTCATACAAGGACAAGACTGGGGCTATGACCTTGTAAGATTTACGGAACACAGTCCTACTTGCGAGGTCTGCTCAATGTATCAGGGCAGAGTTTATGCTTTGACGAAAGAAGCTGCCAATGGCAAATACAAAGGTTCTAAAGGTCAAGCATTGCATTTTCCCTATCTCTATGATACAGCCCTACCGCACGGTTACAGCACGATACACCCGAACTGCCGACACCGTCTGTCTGTACTTCCCGCAAGAGCTTATACTGCTGCTGAAATGGAGGATTTCTCTCGAAAAAGTATGCAGCCCTTTGAAGATATGCGGTCAGACCAAGAGCGTAAAGCGTATGCCAAGGAACAAGCAGTGAAGCGTAAACGGAACGAGAGCCGTAAACAGTATGAGAAAATCAAGACTGTACTTCCAAATGATGCACCAAAAACATTTGCTGCTTTTGTTAAGATGAAGGCTGCAAAATCAGAGCGTTACAAAGAGCTTTTGAAAGATTATCGTACTGTAATTGGTATTGCAAAGGAGCAGGAAAGTGGTATAATAAATGATAGTAACAGTAATTATTATACAATTACCGATAAAGCTATAAATTCTGTTCCACTTGTAAAAGTTGATGGTTTTACAGATGAACAAAATTATTTACTTCAAGAAGCACATAAACAGTTGTTGCGAAAAGCTAAGACAGAGAAGCTTGGTGTAGAAATGTCAGCTGTATATGATATGAATATGAAGCAAATTGGTAAAACAAGAACAGAGCACAATGTAGGTCGTGTCGGAATTGATAATCCGAGCGAACCTTATATTGGAATACATAATCATGGTAGTGATGAGACCTTTAGTATATCCGATATTGAAGGTTTTATAAGAAGAAACAATATGAGAATGCTTACAGTTGTTGGAAATAAAGGCTCTCTTTATATTATCCAAAAAAGCGATAATTATGATGAAATTGGATTTTCAAGCTATTTGGTTAAGCAAAAACAAAAAAATATTTTTGAAGAATATTCTTTTGCTCAAATTATTAGCAATCAATCTATTATTAGTAATTTTTCGCAAGATAAAGTAGAACTTCTAAAAACTGTTATTAAACAGTTCTCTGCAGATACTTTAGAGGAGGCTAAGAATTATGGAATCAAATATTTCCAAATACAATCTGACTCAAGAGGAAATTGAGATGTATAGAAAATGTCTTGAAAAAGCAAAACCATATACACCAGAAGAGTTATATGAACTTGAACTGGATGGGGATTATGATTCCGATAGAATGGATGCAACTATGGCAAATAAAATTCTTAATGGTGTAGAATACTAAAAGCACAAAATTTATTAATCTTAGGAAGCACTCTTGCAATAAAAGCAAGGTGCTTTTATTTATACTCAAATTTAAGAAAGGAAACAATAATATGAATTTTGGAAAAGCATTAGAGGAATTGAAAAATGGAAAGAAAGTCGCTCGTAAGGGCTGTAACGGCAAGGGAATGTATATATTTAAGCACGAGGGCTTTGACACAAATGAGGCATCAAACATTACTGGTGACAAGCACAACTATGTACCGCCGTTCATATGTATGAAAACGGCAGCGAAAATGTGGCTTTTTGGCTGGCTCGCAAGTCAGAGTGATATGCTTGCGGAAGATTGGAAAATCATAAGATAAAAAATTCCCTATAATTGCCCTAAAATCGCATTTAATGATTAGAGGTAAAATTATCAGTCCTATAATTTCTAAACGCTCTTAAACGGCTTATAAACGAATTTAAACGCATATATAACACAGGCAATAAGCGTACCTGCACTTTTACGGTGCAGGACGCTTTTTTATATTGCAAATTTTTTAATGAAAGGAATTTTTACTATGAGTGAAACAAACACAAATGCTTCAATAGAAACCGAAGCAAAAGCAGAACCACAGACGGCAGAACCACCAAAGCAGACACAGGTTGACCAAAATGCAGAAAAACTCAGCACCTATGAAACAGCACTGAGAAAAATTTTTAAACTTGCTGACGGTGAGGAGCTTGGTGACATTGACGGCAAGCTGACAGAGTTTGAAGCGGAACACGAAAAACTTATTTCAGCAACAAAGGATAAGCTTATTACAGCAAGTCTTAATGCCCTTGATGGTTACAACACAAAACTACTTGCAAGGCTTATAGACAAAAGCAAGATTACAGTTGATGAAAACGGCAATATTACAGGACTTGAAGAAGCGGTAAAAGCTGTTTCAGACGAATTTCCTGCCGTAATTGTTAAAAAGGAATCTGCAAAGAAACCTTTTGTGCCGATTAATCCGGCACAGCAAGCATCAACATCACAAACAATGAATGACCTCATCAGAAGTCACAGATAAAAAAGGAGATTTTTATTATGGGAAACATTATTACAAGAACAGATGCAGAAGCTCTTATTCCGGTTGAATCAAGCAAAGAAATTATTCAGGCAGTACAGCACGAAAGTGCAGTTCTACAGCTTATGAAAAAGTTGCCTAATATGAGTTCAAAGCAGACTAAAATGCCGATTATGTCAGCACTTCCTGTCGCTGGATTTGTTAATGGCGATAATGGTCTAAAGCCTGTATCAAGGGCATCATGGGAAAACAAGTACATTACCGCAGAGGAAATTGCTGTAATTATTCCTATTCCTGAAGCAGTACTTGATGATGCTGAATATGACATTTGGGCAGAGCTTAAACCTTCGATTATTTCAGCATTTGGAAAGGTCATTGATGGTGCTGTGTTATTCTCGACCGAAAAGCCAACAAGCTGGCCAGACGGTATCGCAACATCAGCAATCACAAAGAAAAAGACGGTTACATATGGTACAGGCATTGACACAGCCGAGGATATTTCCGAGCTTATGGGACTTGTTGAAGCTGACGGCTTTGATGTTACAGGCTTTGCGGCGGAAATTGCTCTGAAATCATCTTTCAGAGGTTTGCGTGACAAAAACGGCGGTCTTATCTTTGCTCCAAGCTTGCAGGCGGGTACACCATCAACTCTATACGGTCAGGCAATCAACTATGTAAAAAATGGATCCTGGGATAGCAGCAAGGTTAAGCTTATTGCTGGTGACTGGTCACAGGCAGTTTATGCAATGCGTCAGGATATGACATATAAAGTGCTTGACCAGGCTGTCATCAGTGACGCAAGCGGTAAAATTATATATAACCTTGCACAACAGGATATGGTTGCTCTTAGATGTGTAATGCGTCTTGGCTGGCAGCTGCCTAATCCAATTACTCAACTCAATGGTACTGATACACGCTATCCGTTTGCAGCTCTTGTACCTGCAACTGATCCTGCGGCTGATACTGAACATTCAGGTGGTTAATTATGCTCGAACTCGAAAAAGGCATTAACAGCTATTTAAATCTTGATGAAGCAAATGAGCTTATTGACGGTATTGATACAACAGGAAAATGGCGTGAGCTTACAGACGGTGAACGAAAGCAATATCTCGTACTTGCAACAATACATATTGACAGCCTTATGCTTACATCTCGAAAACATAGTGCTGAACAAATTCTACAATTTCCGAGAGGAAGAAATTCGGAAGTACCGAGAGCAGTGCTTATGGCACAGGCTCTCGAAGCACTTACATTATCTGATACACAAGCAATGCAAAGAATTTCTTTGCGTGAACAAGGTGTAACTTCAATCAAACTCGGAAACACCAGCGAAAGCTATTCAGATGATTCCAACTCATCTTCTAAGCAAAATAATGAGCTTAAAAGTAAGGTCGCAATTTCGCTTATGCGACCGTATATTCTTGGTTCGGCGGTGATGTTATGAGTCTTTTTACTCCATATTTTAAGGATAGCATTTCTGTACAGAATTATATTGGCATCAATGATTTTGGAGATAGTCAATACAGTTCTGCAAAAGATGTGCTTTGTCGATTAGAATATAAAACGCAGGAAACTCTTGATTCTAAAGGCAATAAAGTGATAAGCACTGCAACTATTTATGCGAGATTTTTAATCTATCACCCTCTGTCATAGCTGGAACAGCAAACGATGAATCTTATACCACTGCGATTAAAACGGCTGTAATGCCTGTTATAAGGGCTTTTGAAACAGCTTTGAATCAGGGCTTGCTTTTAGAAAGCGAAAGGCACAGACACTATTTTGCTTTTGATACAACAGAACTTCTCAAGGGAGATATACTTAAACGCTATCAGGCATATCAAATAGGTTTAGCAAATAATTTCTTACAGGCTGATGAGGTTCGATATAAAGAAGACCTAAAACCGCTTGGCTTTAATTTCATACGCTTAGGCTTGCAAGATGTTCTTCTCGACCCGAAAACAAACACAATCTATACTCCGAATACAAATCAAACAACAATGTTTGGGCAGAATGTAAATCAACAGGTTGCTGATAGTATGATTGAGGAAACAGAGCAACGCTGGGACGGTCAGCCTCGTGATAGTGAAGGCAGATTCGATAAAGGAAAAAGACGAAGATTAGTTCGTTCAGGAGCAAAGCGAAAAACCTCCGAAAAATCCTCTGAAAGACTTGAAAAGTCGGATAAGAATGATATAATAAAAGAAAAACAAAAATCTTCAAATGTACCGAATGTGTCAGCTAAAGGTAGAAATGAGTTTACAGTTAAAGGCTTTAAAAATAAACAGGCATTAAATAATCATTGGAAGAATGGTCGTACTCACAGAGATGAGTATATTCAAGACGGTATTACAACGGCAGAACAGTATCAAGCAAGAGCGTTGGAATTGGTGCAAAGTCCTGCGGATGGTAAGAAGATACTCGGGTATAAAAATTCACTTGGTCAAATTATTAGATACGATGTTGATAAAAACGATTTTGCAAAAGGCAATCCTCAAAAGGGTATATTTACAATGTTTAAGCCAGGTGATGGCAGGGATTATTATGAGAGAGAACTAAAAAAGAGGGAATAGAAAATGATGATTGACAGAAATAACAGAGATGGTATTTGTCCGATATGTAAAAAATATCGTTTCCCTGAACCTAATACATATGAAATGTGTCAAGTTTGTGGTTGGTTTGATGACCCGTTACAGTTTGAAGAACCCAATAGCTTGGGAAATAATGATTTAAGTCTTAACGAATATCGTGAAAAGTGGCTGAAAGGAGAAATTTCTCGGCCTATACTTGATTAAATTTAACCGCTCCTTGAGGGCGGTTTTTCTATGCCCGAAAACGAATACAATCTATACTCCGAACACAAATCAAACAACAATGTTTGGGCAGAGTGTAAATCAACAGGTTGCTGATAGTATGATTGAAGAAACAGAGCAATGCTGGGACGGTCAGCCTCGTGATAGTGACGGCAGATTCGATAAAGGAAAAAGACGAAGATTAGTTCGTTCAGGAGCAAAGCGAAAAAACTCCGAAAAATCTTCTAAAAGCCTTGAAAAATTGGATAAGAATGATATAATAAAAGAAAAAAGTTATAAACCTATCACAAAGATAACAGATAGTGCAATTACACGTGTTCCAAAAGTTAATATTCGTGGATATACAGAAGAGCAATGTTCAGAAATTCAAAGGCAACATAAAGAACTATTGCGATATTCAAAAAATAACAACAATAATAAAGAAGTTGCTTTTGTTTTTGATAGTTCTATTTTGATAGTTCTATAAGTAAACGAAAAGAGTTTGTTGGCTCTGATGATATGCTTGATTTTGGTAGTTCATTGCACGGCAAAGATTTGCTTGTTATGCACAATCATCCAAGGAATAGCAGCTATTCTGATACCGATATTGCGTTTTTACTTGGAAATGATAATGTTCGTTCTTTGTCAATAGTAAAAAATAATGGCTCTGTTGAAATTTTAACAAAGAGTTCTTCCTTTGACAAAGAAAAAGCTATAAATGAGTTCAAACGCTCATACAAAAAGTATGTTAAATCAGGAAAAGATTCAGAAATTGATAAGGCTGTAAACAAATTTATATCTAAATACACGGAGGGACTTTTATGGATAGAAAGCCAATAAACTTTTTAGATGGTAATCCTGAAGAACGAACTAAAGCAATGAAAGAATTTTTTGGGCTTTCCCCTGAACAATCATTTCAGGATTTAACCGTTGATGATAATGATAACGAAAATAATAATGATGATTAAACTGCCCTTAAACAAGGCGGTTTTTCTATGCCCGAAAGTAGGTGAAATAATGGACTTCCGAGAATTTATTGAAGAACGCTTCATAAAAAGAAACTAAGTACTCTGAAAAGGGTGCTTTTTTTATGCCCTGAGTATGGCTTAAAACTACTCTATTTTTATACCCGAAGGTAGGTGAGAATATTGCAAATCGAAATCAGAAGTAGCAATGAGGCTGTCATAAGCGGTTATGTTAATGCTGTTGAGCGTGATAGTCGCATAATGCCAAAAGGCAAGGGAGCAACTGCGGTACGAAGTTTTGTTGAGCGAGTTAGGGCAGGCACATTCGATAAGGCTATAAAAAGAGGAACGCCAATAGAGCTTCGCTTTAATCATGACAAAATAATAGGCGATACCACAAAGAATCTTGAACTCTATGAAGATAATATTGGTCTTTATGCGAGGGCAATAATCAGTGATACAGAGGTTATTGAAAAGGCTCAGCGTGGGGAGTTGCGTGGGTGGTCATTTGGCTTTATCTCTGAGGGTGAATCCTGGGATAAAGAAGGCGAGCTTGACAGACGAACGCTTGAAGACATTGATTTGAAAGAAGTTTCAATTCTCGACAAAACACCAGCTTACTTTGGCACTTCCGTTGAAGTAAGGGGTGAAGAATCAAATGTTTTTGAAACAAGGGGAATCACAGAGAGTATAAAGCTTATTGGAAAAGAATCACCGAAAACTAATAGCTTAGAAATCTATGAAAAAGAACTTGAAATTTTGAAAGAGAGGTAATTTATTATGAAAGCACTAATCGAAAAGAAAAATGCTCTACTTGATGAGGCAGACGCTCTTATCAATAAAGCAAAGACAGAGAACAGGGCGTTTGAGGATAGCGAACTTAATCGCTATAATGAAATCAAAGCAGAGCTTGCAAGGCTCAATAAGACTATTTCAGCCGTAAAAGAAACAAGAAAAGCTGAAATTGACGAACCTGATAATAAAAAGAACAGTACAGAAGAAACCGAAACAAGACTTTTTGAAGCTTATATCCGAAATCCGAAGGCTGTTGAAACTCGTGCTGACACTAATCTCACTTTCGGTGCTAACGGTGCGATTATACCAACAAGCATTGAAAATAAGATTATTGATAAGGTGAAAGAAATTTGCCCTATTTTTGAACTTGCAACAAAGTATAATGTCGGCGGTACTCTTACAATTCCGTACATTGATACAGATACAAGCGATAATAAAATGGCTTATGCAACAGAGTTTACAGAGCTTGAAAGTACATCGGCAAGCTTTAAGTCAATTTCTCTTACAGGGTTCCTTGCTGCAACACTTTGCAAGATTTCTAAGTCACTTATCAATAATTCACAATTTGATATTGTGTCATATACAATTCAGCATATGGCTGTTAATATCGCACAGTGGATAGAAGGTCAGCTACTTAAATAA